TTAGTCCAATATTTCATCTATGCTCATTCCACTTTTCAAGGTAAAAACAAAATGCGCTGGTGAGAGAATGGTTATCTTCTCCACCAACGCATTAAATAGGTTATCATCAAATTGTTCCAGTATATCTTGCCGTGAGCTTAAAAGTTGAATAATCTCATCGACTCGTTCCTTGATTTTCGCTTGCTGCTCATGCTCCTCCTCTAATATCACCATCTGTTGCCGTAGCTCGTTGAGTTCACTGGAAAGTCTGTTCGTCTCTTCATCATATACGCTCTCGTCCATCTGATTCCGCAGCTTGAGATTCACTAATTCCTTCAAGTCGGATTTCAATTGTTGCATCTGTCCTTCGATGTCTAATAACGATTTTTGCTCTACTTTTCTCGATAGTATCGATTCAATATTGCCTTTCAGTGTTTTAATGAATTCTTTCTTGTTCTCATACATCCGGTTGAACAATCGCACAAATGCGGAATGTAAAACTTGTTCATCGACTGATTTGGCATCACATGCTACTTTCCCTTCATTGACATACGTTTTGCATTGCCATACCACTTTTTTGGATGGATTATTGCTGTTCCAGGTTCGGCGTTTAAAAATGGCTCCACAGCATCCACAATATACTTTACTGCTCAGTGCGTATTTACTGGAGTATCTTTTACTCTCCCCCATGACATTACCTTTTAGCTTGGCACGGCGTGCCTTCTCTTTTTGTACCGCTTCAAATATTTCCTTGGATACAATCGGTTCATGGTTGTCTTCAATTAAATATTGCTGTTCTTGTCCCCGATTCTTTATTCGTTTGTGAGTTAGGAAATCTACCGTTACCGTCTTTTGTTGAAGTAAAGCTCCGTAATATTTCTCATTCGTCAATATTAATGTAATGGAGGAATCCCACCACGTATCGCCACCCGTGACTGTTTTAATGTGATCTCGCATCAAACCTCTGGCTATCGCCTGATAGCTTTTTCCATCCAAATACTCCTCGTATATGCGCCGCACAATCTCTGCTTCTGGCTCGTTAATCACCAATTCACCATGTTCATCCTTATCATAGCCGAGGAAGCGAGTGGTGTTGCAGAAGACTTTGCCGTTTTGGAAGCCTCGTAATATGCCCCATCGACTATTTTCAGAAATGTTTCGACTCTCGTCTTGGGCAAGAGAACTCAGAATGGTCAGTAATACTTCACCTGTTGTATCCAGTGTATTAATGTTCTCTCGTTCAAAGAATACAGCCACTCCGAGACTTTTAAGTTCCCGTACATATTTCAATAAATCCAGTGTATTCCTAGCAAATCTTGAAATCGACTTGACCAAAATCAGATCCAGTTTACCATTTCGAGCATCCTGTATCATGCGATTAAAGTGCGTTCTATTTTTGGTGTTGGTTCCGGTGATCCCTTCATCGGCATAGATATCCGCCATTTCCCATTCCAAGTTGTTTTGAATGTATTGGGTATAGTAATTCACCTGATTAGTATAGCTCTCCTTTTGCTCCTCGGAATCTGTACTGACCCGGCAATAGGCAGCGACTTTCTTCTTTTGAATAGATTGGATTCCCTCTACGATGTCCATCGTTTTAATGGGAACAACGACGACCTTTTTTGCGGTTGCGGCTTGGGCCATAGGTGTTTCTCCCTTCGATATCTTCTTTATACGGTCACATGGTATAATGCTTTCGGCACATCATCAAGTCCATTTCTGCCCATGTTATAGCTACTTGAAAGACTTTTTATTAAGCTTATCAATCGCTATGAACTCTTCTTCTGTAATGACATTTTGTAATCTCAATTGCTTCAATAGGCTTAGACTCAGTAGATAATCAATAGATTTTCGTTGCATATGTATGTGCTCCTTTGAAATAAAAATGGCTCACCACGAAGGCAAGCCAATAGATATAATGCTTAGAATAAATTTTTAAGGCTAATGGTCTTTTCTATTGTCATGCTAGGATCGCTTACTAAGGTAGCAGTCAGTACAAGTGCTCTATTAATCGCTCTACCACTGCTTCCAGCTTTTACCTTCACACTATTTCCTGTGCTGGCTGTTATGCTTCCCATAATAGGAGTTGAATCATCTTGGTTCCGTAGGCTCCACTCTACATACTGGTCAAACACTTCTGTTCCTTGATCATAGATATGACTGACGTATGAGGTACTTTGGCCTGTTTTAAGCGTAGGATTACCCGTTATGGTTATCACATAGAAATGTGTTCCTGTTTCGATAACTCTCATTTCAATGGTACTTTGTACTGTTGGGTGATACGTTAATTTCGCAGTGATGCTTGCTTGTCCCAAAGCGATGCCCATAATCTGACCTTGCTGATCTACACTAACCACACTTGGGTCACTAGATATATAAGTAATCGCCGGATTGGCTATCTCATTCCCATTATCCGTAGCGGTCACATTCAAAGATAACGTTTCGTTGAGCAGCGCATGAGCTATCGTTCCCTGATTGATATGTAATGCGTATGTATGAGCAATCTCATATTTCCATCGGTCTGCAATGTTATTTTCCACGTCATCATAAGCTGTATTTATGCTATCCAACGTGCAGCTTAACTGGATGATGCCATTCATCGTGCGGTCAATTCCAACTATTTTAAACGACTGATGAGTCATATAAAATCGTTGACTTAATGTAATGCCCTTCGTATCTGCGTTGTCCTGTACAGTAAACAGAATGTTTCCCTCTGGCATGGAGATAACTTTACCTGTTTCCGTTGAAAACGTTCTGGCTTCTACCACAGCATCAAACCATTGCACCTCTCCATTCCAGTTTAAAGCTAGCCGTTGTTTACACTTTTTCATTCTGCCTCGAAAAGACTTTTCATTCCGATCCACCTGACTGGTGATCAGATAACGTTCATAGCGATAATCTACTATATCTCCTGTATGTAAAGGTGTTGCTGCTCGAATAATTTTTTCATCGGTCATTTGAATATTATTTGTCGCATCTCGAATCAGACCAAGCTGTCTTACACCGTTTATGTGTACAAGCTCGCCTTTCTCTCGCAGGAAGAAATCTATCATCGGCTCTAGGCTCCTTGTCACTCCTCCACCTCCAAACCAAAATCCTGCTTGCAGCGATACAGGTACAACTCCACATAATCACTCCATTTCTTCTTATCCAAAATAATAAAAATATCTTCGCTAATTCGAATATAGCAGTTCGACAGCAATGAAGATTCCAATGGACAGAAAGCTCGATATGTCGTCTCTAGTATGTAACCATCTTCAAATGAAAAACTTTTGCGATAAGGTTGTACATCTGCCATCATCAACAGAACAGGGTTGAAGTGAGTAACATCCAAAATCTCCAGCTTCGTATCGTAGAACATCAGTCCGTCCCTACCTTGATTTTAGGTAAAGGAAGAGCAAGCCGGATACTTGTCGGAATGCCTGTTTCATAGGTGGCTAAGCGTTCACCTTCCTGCTTATTTATAAATCCAACCGAATCCCTATTTTTATAGAGATACACCGCATAATCGACCATAACATCATCATATTCCACAGGCAGTGTTGCCACATTACAATAACCAAGAATATTACTTCTCGCTTTATTCAAATAGTGGATCAGGATATCATCCTTTGATATGTCTGTTGGTTCCATGCCTAATAACCGTTTAAGTAAAATCAATGAATCACTCATGTGCTGGCTCCTGTTCCTCCTTTACCTGTGCCTTCTCGGTACGCTTCATGATCTTAGTAGCTTGAGTTTTCGTTACAGATTCATCTTTCTCAGTCTCATCTGGTTTAGGTTCCTCCACTTGCTGATAATGCCCACTAGACTGTAACCGCAGCATTAACTCCTGATCTGTGACTTCCCATGTGCAGCCTGTTTCCTGATTCAAAAACCACATCTTATCACCCTCCAAAAAATGAAAAATAGGGCATCCAAAACGGACACCCTAAACGTGTTTCTTCTATTATAATGTGTTTGCATATGATCCTATTTTCAATTAAGACTTATTGGCCGTGAGTACAGCGAGAGCCTCCGGCTTGATACATTTAGCTCCGAATACCTGCAATCCTTTTACTGCATCCGAAAATTGTTTCTCTGGTCTGAAGGCTTCCACCGAATCCACTTGCCCGGCAAACGAAATCGCACTCTTATGACCTGCGATGATTTTATACTTAGCTCCTCCTGTATTTGGCACATTGTTGGATTTATAAACAGTCATGCCATCAATATCTCCCACATAACCTGTGCGGATAATATTTGGGTCTTTGGTAAAGCGTGCATCCTTCAAAAGCAAGCCATAGTACCATGCAGGAACTACCACAAAACGTTCCGTTTCAGGTACATTGTTCTCATCCATCATCACGCCAAGATCAATCAGCAAATCATAGGCTGTATCTTTCGTTGGAATAACAGGCGTTGTATCATTGCCAATCGCGTTCTCTGCTTTAACCTCCGTGTAAAATCCAGCAAGATACTGATCCACTACATTGGCCAGTCCATAGGAAGCTTCCACAATTCCACCATCCAGCAGATTCACATTCGCTTGAGCAGCATCGACATCATCGACTTGAAAATTGAAATACTTCGCCTGATCAATCACCAACGTCTTTTGCGTAGCATCCAGTTCCTGTGGATTACCGATCCCTGCAACTTTATCATAATTGCCAATCGTTATTGCTCCAATGGAATTAATTTTCACGGTGGAACCTTGACCTTGAATCTCACCTTCGTAATCAGTGTTGACCACATTTCCGTATACGAGGTTCTTTTTCAGACTCTCATTTAAACGTGCACTCCAAATGGTTGGAATAAAATTTTGTACTGACATATTTATTCACCCTATCCTTTTCGTTTATTATCGTTTGTTTTGTAATGCTTGTTTGACTTGATCCCAATACTGATTAATCTCGTTTGGCGACATGCCTTTGATTGAATCCAATGTAAATGTGTTACCTGTTGAACCAGCCGGAGGGGTATAGCCATCACCTTTGAGCCGTTGTTCGACCTGCTGTTGGATAGCCATTTGCAGCGATTGTTCCAACATAGCTAAATTCGCTGTCGTCCCTTCTTCATCTGCACCAATAAAAAAATCCACTAACGGGAGTGGAAGTTTCTTCTCGGATGCAATTTTGATCGCTTGGCTGGTCAACCGTTCACGCTGCTTCTCTAGCTTCATATTTTCCACTTCGGCACGTAGCTTTTCGACTTCGATGTCTTTCTCATCCTTTGCCGGGAATCGCTTCTTGATCTCAACATCCACTGCACTTTCCAAATGATTGGCTTTCCACGTTTCCAGCGATTTAGCTGATCGTTTGTCCACGGTGCTATCGAACCAACTTTTTGCTTGCTGATTAGATTGGATATATTGCTCCATCCCCTCCACGCTATACGGATTCAAACCCTGAAGATACGCTTGCCATTCCTCATTCGTTTGGTTTTCTTCGATCAACTGCTTCACTTGTTCTAATTTCATTTTCGTTAATCTCCTTTATTGCCCATCCGACTCCTCAGAACCGAACACGCTTATGTATGTTTGAGCCTTTTTATGTCATGCTCAGGACAGGGATGTTACACTTTAGAAATCACAAAAACGAGGAAAAGGTACAAACATACCAACTCCCCACTTTTACCTATATTTCAACCTTTGTTTATGCGGATTTTTAATAGCCTAAAGCGTAACACTGAGCCTGTTGGGATTCGAGCTTCAGAACACGATATGTATGTTGAATTCGTTTAACATCATATCTGACACAATGATGTTACGCATTAGAAACCGCAAAAATGAGAAATAGGTACAACATACTCCCTCACCATTTACGGTTGTTTTTCAACCTTTGTTTATATGGCTTTTGGATAGCCTAAAGCGTAACATCGAGCCTGCTTTTTCTCATCTGGCGCATCCGTAACTTCGACTTTTCGTTCGCATTCTTACCTCTACACTTCTCACAACATTTTTGCCGATTCGAATTTGCCGAAAATGTTCCTCCACAACGTGTACAGTTCACCCTCGGCTTCGCTGTCTTAGGCTCAGTCTCTACATTACGTTCAGACTTATATTCTCGCTCCAGCTTCTCGTCTATTGGCAGCACTCCATTTTCAAAATAGGTACACCGGGGTAGACCATCATCTTGAGCGAAAAATAAACATGGACAATCCTGTAAACAGCAATAGTTTTGAATACCGTGCTTCGCTCCGAGATAACAAGCACAATTATTTTTCACATGCCGTTTATTCTGCATTTGATACCACCTTATCCGTACCAACTAATCGTTGCTGCTCCGCATGAAATTTATTGAATTCCAGCTTGGGATTCTCCACAAACGGAAGTAACGTGAGCAATGTTTCCTGAGAAACAACTTGCTGCAATTTAACGATCACATCAGCCATCCCAACTAAGTCCGTCGGCAAGTTACGAGTAAACTTCACTGCAATATCCCGGTAATCATATTGAACGCCTTCTTTAATGTGCAGGAACGTGAAGAAATTACATAACCGCTGCTTGATCGCCTTTTCCATCAAAGCTTCCCTCATTGCCACTCGATTTTCCAAATTCAGCAGCTTATTTCTCAACGCCAAGGAGGAGGTATTGCTGGCCCAGTTTTCATTGAAGTTAACCTGATCCATCATATCGAAGATTTTGCGTTCAATATTGTCCAACTCATTTTTCACAAAAGAATCGTTAATCTCCTTCGTAAGCCAGCTTACCTTCCCTCCAGCCGGAACCTGAATAATGCCCATCTTCTTCATATTCAATAAGTCCTCAGCTTCCAACTTGGCATTCTCAATCACGAGATAGGCGTTGCGATGATCTGCGATTTCATTGACCAAATCAGAGTTCAAAGCGTTATAGGCATCAAATAAAGAAATCACATCATGGAAGCCACTTTTTCTCTCCGTATTGGCTGGACAGGAGATAAGCGGGACTCTTCCAAAGATGTGATTATGTTTGCCGATATATTTTAATTCAGGTGATTGATTTTGCTTCATTTGATTGCCTTTATTATCACTGCCGATTGTATAGTGTAGAATTTCATGATCGGTATATACGTCCAAATACACTTGCTTATCAAACCGTCTCGTAAATTTATGTAGGCCAAGTAATACGTTTTTTTCTGCCGTTCCATCTTCCAGTACATAGGCATTCAAAGGAGATAGCACCGTGGCTGAAAACTGACCATCCGAGTCAATATAGTTCAATTCGTAGCTTTCACCAAAGATTTCGGATTGTTTCCGAAGCTGTAGATTATGCTCCTTATCCCAATGACTCATATGTACATCTATGTTATGTATGGCTTCATCCTGATCTGACTTGGACACATAGTTTACTGGCTTACCGAGCAGATAACCCACTTCATTATCTACGAACTTACGAGGGAAATTAAAAATAAGCTTTTGATTACTTCGACTTTCTTGCATCGCATAGTTCTTGAGAATGGCATGCTGACCATTGTAGTAATCTGTATATTTCTGTTTAGCTAATGCAGCCAATTGGAGTTCATTTAGGCATTCTATAATGATTTGTTCCGTAATTTGCAAATACATCCTTCCTTTCAAAATGGACTATGGTATTGTTGCATAAATAAAAGAACCACCTTTAATAAGATAGTTCCTTATTGCACTAGCATTCTTCGTTAACGTAACGTTACTTTATAGAATTATCCATGTCTGTTCTATGATTTAAGCCATGAAACGTCATATCCCATATTACTAATAATCTTTGAGTCCGTCTTGGAATTCTATAATGTTTTCTCCAGTCCATCCATTTTCTAAGCCGTATAAGATGAACTCCCTAATAGTTCTTGGATAATGTAAATTATAATTTTCTAAATTGTTTGTATCTTTATTCTTTAAGGAGACACCAACTAATAGCGGGCTTCCTGAAATAGGATCGTCCCAAGTACAAAACAGGAATGTACACGTTAAATTTTTCAAGCTCTTTAAAGATATCTTTAGAGAAATATTACTTAAATGTTGATTATACTTTTGATTAATCACATATAAGTATTCCTTTTCACCTACAATTATTTTTCTTGTCTTTTTCTTCATGGTCTAAGCACCTATTGAATTTGTTTAGTTGGATACAGCCTTTGTTAGTTTAATCTCTTCAAATGAAATTATTGAAATTCAGGCGAGCAATTAACCTTATTTGTAGTCCAATTCTAGTTACCAGTTGGCCTTATTTACGGATTATTACCAGCACCAACCACGACTGAGAAAATCCCCTCTTCATCGTGCTTCAAGATGACGATAAAGGCCCCTGACTTAGATTTAGGATTATTCGCTGCATCCAGATCGTACCAACCCCTCAACCGTTCTGAAAGGAGCTTGCTCTCATACTGGATAACATCTCGCCCCTCGTCTACCTTATACTCCTTGACCTTAACAGCGTCACTTGGAATTACAGAAGAAGCCTCGCGTATAGCTTCCTTTTCAGAGCGCCTTGGCGTATCCGTAGCTTCAAATGACAGGGTTACATTCAAAGCCGTGTTTTTCTTTGTAACTTCATCTTGGGCATAGATAGCCAGAAAACTATTGTTCTGATAAGAACTAATGCCGGCATCCTGTCCATTCTCATCTACCCCGCGGAGCTGTTCGATAGCCTCCTTCGTATCCCCAAGTCCTCCTGTCTTGGTGATCAGGGGTTCTATACTAGTGCCTTGATCTTTAACTGGCTCAGGAGCCTTACCGCTTTCTGTATCTGTCACAGCTTCATCTGCAGCAGTTGATTCAACCGTGCTTATTGTCTCTACAGCATTATCGCTGTCTTTGTTTTCTTTGGTTGGTTCCCCGCAACCTATTAACGTTACGGATAGAGCAATACATCCTGCCATAATAAGCAATCTCTTCTTGTGAATCCGCATACTCCGACCCCCGTATTTTATAGTACTTAATTCTATCTTACATCTATTAATAGTTATAAAAAATCAAACTCGCAGTCTGGAACGCTATCTGGTGTATCGCTCAATATCATCTATATCCGACTCTCTTCTCAGTTGGTTCTTATATTCATGTACGTCATTCTTTAATTTGGCCACAGCTCCCCAACCTGAGAATACAAGTAGAAGCACACTCATTAAGGCATAGGCGAATGTAAAATAATTCAAATAGAAGTTTAAAAAAATACCACCTAAAATCAACAACAACACGACCCACAGCGTCCACTTTAAGCCCTTCTTCAATAGAAATCCCCCTGTTGCAATTTCTATAATTTTCCTTTATATATAATAATACATTTGATTCACATGTCTGTAAAGTTTAAAATAATTTAGGCATGACGAGTGCCATAACCGCTTGTTATCTTGGTTAAATTATCAACTTTTATGTTTCCCCATTAGCTAATGGGATTAGAATAAAGATTGAGTTTTAACAGATCCTCAAAATAACAAACTGCGATCATAAAATTTCAGACTCTTTACCGACTGAATCAATTGAACAGCCCCATATAAACTATCTGGCGCGTCATCATATGTACAATTTCTATTGTAGTCCTTCACCTGATGGTTATATCTGAGGTTATCTGAATTGAACAGAATATGACCCTTCTTCACTTCCGGCTCCAAGCTAATAATACGTTCATGCTTCTGCCCCTTGGAATGGACACTTTCAACGGGTGTATGTATCTTCGCCTTCCATAGCTCTTCTTCAAATTTCTGCTTCATATAGCTTTGTGCCTGATTGACTTCAAATCCGAGCTTATCTACAGGATAAAGCTTTAATTTTTCAATAGCCACTTGAAACAAATCATCCGGCAACAGTTTATAGATTTCGCTGTCGATGACATACATTTGCTTCGTCTTCCTGTGCTGCCCAATAATGGAGACAGCGGAATAGTCGTTTTTCTTCCCAGCTTTAATGGCTGGATCAATGTACATGGCAAGTTCCATGTCCCCAAACTCAGGCAACCTGTCCCAATACATGAGATTCTGGAAAATGTACTCATCGGTTGAGCGCGGATCATTCTGTAGCTCTTTATAGAAGCTCTTTTCCCCCATGGCTTGCTTTTTGCACATGAGATAGTAATAATCCAAATACTCGCTCCACAGGATTTTCGTACCCTCTAGCATTTCTTTTTCGTGAGCCATAAAAAAAGACAAGGCCGTATTCATCCTATCCTCATCCTGCAAGTTATTATATTGTCGCTCCCACTCTGACCATAAATCATCTCGTTCTGAAAACCGAAGCACGGCTGCTTTACGGACACTTCTCACACCTGGTATCTTCCCTTTGAGCAGATCAGCCATGATATCTTCTTCGTTGAGAATCGTTCCGCAGATCAGAATATTGGTATCCCTTGTGCCAATAGGCAGAATGACATCCGTAAACGTATTTTTAATTTGTTCTCGCTTAGCTTCGGATCGTGCCGTATCTTCCTTGAGCAAATCATCCATCAGAACCAGCGTAGGACGGTGATGCTTGTAGTGAATACCTCTCAAGCTACCGTCAATCCCACGAATCATAATGCAGGAGTCCAGCCCACCTTTACTCTTGAGCCATATTTCATTGTTGTTCCAGCGGCTTCCTTTACGAATCCCAAAATCCTCAATCAGCATCTGATTTGTTTCTAGCTCATCTTTGATCATGTCCAAGAAGGGCAATGCAATTTGTTCTGTGGCTGATATGATCAATGTAAATTGTGATTTATCATATAAAGTTGCATACAGCGGAAATAAAAAAGAACTGATCGTTGACTTTCCATGCTCCCTTGGGAGTCCGAAAGCTGTAATCAGTCCTGTATTCGCAAGCATATGTCTTAATTCCGTGAATAGCTCTTTGTGAAACTTACCAAATGCTCGATCAAAATATTTAGGGAAATAGGCTAAGGCGAAAAACTCAATGTCCATCTCACCGATAAGCTTGCGGAGTTCAGAGAAAGAGAACGTTTCAATCAGTTGTTTCATTTTGGGCGGCTTAAAATGCTTCTCCATATACTGCTTAAGCAGCTCAGCCTGTCGCTGCTCTTCTTGATTTATCGTTTCAATGGGTATAGCTCCTTTCTCATATTCACTATAAAATCATCACAAAAATTTCTGCACCCTTTGCTGGTAGCTCCGTTTATCTACATAGAAGTACCCCTCCCTCCACGACAAAAAGAGTGGCTTCTCACCACTCGATATTTGCCAAAGCTTCAACCATATCCTGCTGTGTTGTTAGTGTATAGATATTGGTGGTCGCTACGTGGTCATGTCCAAGGATTTGCTGGATGGTCGTCAAGGGAGTCGTTTTCACCAGCTTATAGCCAAGTGTATGTCTAAGCATATGTGGCGTCACCTTCACGTTGATTCGATCCCCATATTTATTCAGAATCAGGTTGATTGCATTCCGTTCCAATGACCCTCGCTGCCCCATACATAGATATTGTGATTCCACTTGTGGTCTGACTTCAAGATATCGGGTAATGGCTTTTCGCACATCCTTATTCAATGGTATGATGCGGAAGGAGTTTCCTTTGCCGAATACCTTCAATAATCCTTTACGTTCGCTTATTTCAATATCCTTCAATTGGATGCTAACCAGTTCGCTTACTCTTATTCCCGTTCCCAGCAACAATTCAATCATACAGATATGCATCCGATTGCCCATCCGGTGAATTTCATTCCGCAGCTTCCACAAATCCTTTTCCGCTAACCCTTTGTATTGGTGAACAACCTTATTCCTGACCGCTTCGATATGTATTTCTTCCTTAATATATCCTTGTTGGTGCATCCACTGAGCAAATACGTTGACGCTGGCGATTTTACGATTGATGGTGAGTATAGCTTGATTGGTGCTTTGCAGATATTTCTTGTACTCTACCCCATCCAGTTCAATCCACTTGTCCAGTCCATATTCTGTTTTCCTTTGATACCAGACTATAAACTGTAATACATCCCTAATATAGCAGGAAACCGTATTTTCACTCCGATCCTTGCTCCGTAAATGGGCTTCAAACCCTTGAATATACTTCATTTTTCCCCCACCCTTCGCTTGTGTGTCACATCATAGCGTTGATTCGAGGGAAAGTCCACTGATTACATAACTTATCTTATGCACTGATTCTGGCTACTTTTGGGGCTAATTCAGGGCTGAAACTGGCGTTTATCTATACAAATACTGACGGCATAACGTTATGGCTGCGAAGCATCCTGCTCCACATATCCTTCCTCAATCTCAACCGATTCCTTAATAGCTTCATATTCAGCATCCACTACATCGGCTTCAATCATATCCAAGAATAGCTGCTTCCGTTCCTGTTCCAGTGCTTTCGTATTCACCAGCAATTCACGCCGATCATTCCACTCGTTGGGTGCGCGATTCTTTAAGTAGAAGATCATCGCTGTCGGATTTGGAGGCTGATATCGTTTTACCTTCTCGATACGTGTCTTCTTTTTCCCATTTTTGTCCTCTTCAATGATCGTTTTTATTTCTTCATATTCATACCCCGTAGCAGCTTTCAAAAGTGAATTTTCCACGTGTGAAATAGGGACAGATCTGCTCCATTTGACTAGTTCAGCCAGCATCGGATGTTTATCTATATACTCGTACCAAGTCGTTTTACCAATATCGAGTTTCCTGATAATATCCTCCGCGTTCATGCCTTCTTCAAACCATTGCTGAATCTCCGCTAGTCTAGGATATACATGGGTTTCCCACTTGGTTGGACGTTCCAATGCTTCAGCAAATTTAGGGTGTTTCCTACGATAGTCGCCTAATGTCCAAATATGAATATTAAGTCGCTTCGCAATTTCCTCATCTGTTGCCCCTTCACGTACCCAAACGGGAACATCCCTGAGCCTTGGCACAACAAATTGATCATACTTGGTCAGTATCTTAGGCTTGTTCCTTTTTAGTTTTTCATAAGTTTTGCTCATTAACTCACCTCCATCACGAAAAAGGGAACAGCCAACTATCGGCCATTCCCCATATGTATCAGCTTATCCTTCTAACTCAGCCTCGTAAAACAATTCGATATCCTCAATCACCTTCTGAATCAACTCATTGTCCTCCATAGCTTCCTCAGTCCCAAGCACATTTACCTTTTCGGCTTGCATGCCCTTCAGGAATCGAATCACCATATTCACTTTTGCCTTACCCAATCAAATCACCCTTTCGGTTTAGTCAGCACATGATACCTCTGACCTTGCCGACTCAGCAACTACTTCTTGATAGCTATATTGCTTACCTTCCCGAATCAAATATACATCGCTATCGCTACCAACGTGGGCAATATATCGCTTCACAATCACATCTACATATTTGGCATCAAGCTCACAGGTATAGCAAATCCGATCCGTTTCCTCGCAAGCAATCAACGTTGAGCCTGAACCGCCAAATGGGTCAAACACGATATCACCAAGCTTGCTGGAATTTTTAATCGGGTAGCTAATCAAGGGAATCGGCTTCATCGTGGGATGAAACTCATTCCGGAAGGGACGATCAAATTGCCATAATGTCGTTTGCTTACGATCACTGTTCCAGTAGTGTCCACCTGTCGGCTTCCAACCGTACAATACGGGTTCGTGCATCCAGTGATAATCTTGCCTGCCCATCACCATCGCTTGCTTTGCCCATATGCAGCACTGAGCCAGTTTGAATCCAGCTTCAATAAATGCCTTCCTAAAATTCAAACCTTCACTATCTGCGTGAAACACATAAATACTTGCTCCGTCATCTGCTACTTCAAACATTTGAGTATAGGCAGCCAATAGGAAATCATAAAATTGGTCGTTATCCATTTTATCGTTTTCTATTTTCAATGCATCCTTCGTTTTACCCGTGTAGTCCACGTTATAAGGTGGATCAGTTACAATAAGCTGAGCCTTCTTACCATCCATCAATGTTGCGATATCCTGTGGATTCGTCGAGTCACCGCATATGAGCCTATGCTTACCAAGTAGCCAAATATCACCTTTACGAGTGATCGAATGCACAGGTAATGCTTCTTCTACATTAAAACCATCCTCATCATCGGCTGTATCTTCGTGCAATGTATCGAGCAATTTCTCTGCTTCAGACCAATCAAAGCCTGTTAACTCAATATTATATTCTGCTTCTTTTAACTCATCTAATAATGTAGCCAGTGCGTCAAAGTCCCACTCCCCTGTAATTTTATTGAGCGCTATGTTCAGAGCTTTCTCTTTCGACTTGTTCACATCCACTATGACACAATCGACTTCATCGTATCCGAGTGCCTTCAACACTTTGGCACGCTGGTGGCCTCCTACAATGGTATAATCACTATTACAAATAATCGGTTCACAATAACCGAATTCCATTACACTATTCCTGATCTTTTCAAACTCTGGATCACCCGCTTTTAAATCCTTCCTTGGATTATATTCGGCATGTACCAGTTGATCGATCTTCAATTTCATCCACTTCATTTATAAGATTCTCTCCTTTATTTCTACAGCTTTCTCATTATTTCTGGATTTTTTTATGTATGGTATGGGCATTTCTACGTTTACGAATTTGATTTCCAATCCACTTGATCCCTCTCTCTACCTTCATTTTTAAAAAGGCTGCAATCCACATCCAGGTGAAAAACACACCAACTACAGTAATAAATCGTAATATTTCTATGATTATTGCTTGTAAAATTAATAGCAATCTTGTTGCTCCTCTCTAAATGAAAAAGGAACCCTAGCTCATAGCCAGAGTTCCCGTGTTATGATTCTATAATTGTAAAACTGCTCATTGTGTCACGTGACACACTCAAACTTGAAAGCTCTAGCCTCCACTCATGTAGTTTAAAATTTTAAAAATATCAGCCTACATTCAGCAAGATTAATTTGTATATGTAAATCAAAAATTTTAAAACGATATTCCTAGCCAGTTAATAATATGACCTGATTACGTGTATGAATTCTGCTGAATGTATATATAATCTATTTGTGGGATAGGGGAAACTCTCCAAATATTTTCCTTCGTTTCGCTTGAGCTGCACTTCGGACAAATATTTGCTGCCGCCGTTTCCCCTCCCACACCCAACCCCTTTGCGGCTTATTAAGTTCACTTTCGCAACTCCAATCATCCCTTTACTCTAAAATTCATGGCTGGACAAATATATTCAATCCCATCATAGCCTCCCTACGGGCTGACAAGCCCACCATATAAACTCATATACAAACATGTTTCCTATTCTCCCTCCGTTTGTTTCCAATTTTATAACGCCAAATTCCTATCCTCACTTCAATTTCTCCAATATAATAGCGGATTTTTAAAAGCTGTTTCCATGTTTCCAGTTTTGAGCACTCCTTATCATATATATACTCCTCACCAGCACATAATATTTGATCAAATATTATTTATATATTTCTCTCAAGAGTTAAAAAAACAGGAAACATGGAAACAAACTCATGATTCTCTATGTAAACAAACTATTTTTCCGTTTCCAATTGTATTTAAAATAGAAAACGAACAGGAAACAGATGCCGCAAACAGGAAACATTATATTTTGATACCAAACCAACACGGAACTGAATTGCCACTTGTTGTTCTCGCCTTTTTCCATTGAACCTTATCCTTAAGTTTTGCTTTGATATGCTTATTAAATTGAGTCACCATTTCAGGTTTAAATCCACCTTGTTTACACCATGCAGAATACATCGCATATAACCTTTTGCATTCGATGCGACTTCCACCCTGTTTTGAACCTTCACTTTCAATTTCACATTCTTCATCTATGAACAGCATAATAATATCCGATTCCATTTGATACGTTTTAACTTGATCCTTGATCGTTTGTGAATATGAAAATCCACCTTGTTGTTCGAGTCGTCTTAATCCCTCAAGCGCATAATTTAATAGTGTCGATAAAGCGGATGGAGTCGTCAATTTATGAATTAACTTCGTGTCCTTTTGTTGATCCGTAAACTTTCGAGTAAAAGGAAACACCATCAACCTTCTGAAAAAACCATCACTATGGTCATTACTCTTCGGCAATTCATTCGCACTAAACAACAATTTACAAAATGGCTCAAAGTTAAAGGGATCTTTCCCCTTTTTCTCTGCGTTTAAGCCTTCGCCACTGGCAAGCACCTTGAGGTTACCTGTTGAGTTCAATGCATCCGCAGGGATATCTGTAAAGCAATTCAGCACTTTTCCATAAAGTTCAGCAATTTTAAACCTTGATCTGTCTCCTTCTAAATCTTGAATTTTAACTTTGGATATATTAGGTTTGCCTATCATCGCTTCAATCGTTTTAATCAATACCGATTTCCCGTTGCTTCCCGTACCTGTGAATAAAAATATCTTCTCATACTCCAAGGTGGGAATCAGGAAATAGCCAATCATTTCAAATAAAGTTGCATGCGTATCCTGTTCAAGCACAGATTCGATAAACTGAAGCATAGCAGGATCATTGGCCGTAGGATCATATAGAACAGGAAATTGAATGGTGCTCCGTCTATCAGGCGTATGCTCCCTTAACTCTCCCGTTTTCCAATTCAACAAACCGTTTTTAACATTAATATAGTCGTCCAACAGATTCATTTGGGTTCCTGCAATATAACTTTGGGCCTCTATGTAATAACGTGCTTCCTTAATCCGACTATGGCGAAATTCATTGTCCAGCAGGGTAACGGATAATTGCTCCAGGTGACGCTCACCATCATTGACATATACCCCCTGATCATATCGATACAAAAACGTACCGTCAGAAAAACATTTCATATGCTGATCTAAAATATCTTTGCCGTACCAGATAGGCTGAAATTTCTTATGGGTTCCATGAATCTCAAAATATTTCATATAATTAGGTTCAATTGATTTTGGAGAATTCTCTCCTGCTGACTCATTATCACGTTTGAACACATCTGGAATATCGACATAAGATGTAAGCTTAGAATTGCTTTGACTCCGGTAATACTCTTCCTCATGAGCTAACCATTCTTCATATTGTTCGGCAAGCCACTCTTGATATACAGGATCATTCGCTTTCCGTTCTTCCTCTGCAATCCGTTGTTCAAGTTCCCAATTCTCAAAAAACGCGATCTCCTTCTTGAAATACGCTCGTTCCGAATCGGTCATATATTTTTCGTCCGTGTATGTCCACCACGTTTTGCCACCATTATACGAAAACTCCAACTCATATGGAGAATAATCAAACTGTATCCGATACTGTTTATCGATATCTTCCTTGGTGATCGGCTTCCACATACCATCTATCCAAGCCTCTACTTGTTTGCTATTCCTATTCTTCCGTACATCCACCCGTTTTCCGTTAATGGTAAATTGGTCGGTATAATACTTGTGTTTATCATCGTGCTTCTCTAAAGCTGTTGTCATATTGTTATGATCCCCCTTATTAATAGATGTTATCGACTACATGTTTAAATTCGTTATATTGCTCCATGGCTTTCCTTAACGGAGGCGAATCCTTGAATATAAATACTTTCCGATTCGAATCCTTTAAATCTATTTTTTCATCCATTTTATGAAACCGATTAAACATCAACCATCCTGCCATTCGAGACTGGGTAATGACAATTGTATGGCTTGCCATATCTGACCTCCTCATATAAATAAGTGATTGGAATGTGAAAGGAAAATCCCCCCACATCCCTCTCTACCGGCTGACAAGCCGCATCGTTAAGCTCGGAAGTCTGCTAGACAAGTGATGGAAGCTTTCGTTGTCTTAACAATATGTTTAATGGTGATCGACTTGTTCATATAGCAATTGAGGATGGAATCTCCTGCTTTGCGAGCAATACTCAATCCTTCAGCTACGCCAAGCCATCCTCGGTCATCGAACAGGGTATACGTTTGCCCCACTATTTTCTCAGCTACTTCTTTGGGATTCCATGCTTTCTTTTCGCTGCTTACCAAGGAAATTTTGTAGTCGATGAGATCATCGAGCTTCGCATCCTGTCGTTTGAGGTACTTATCAGGGATACTCATATCTTTGCCTTCAGGCCATTGTAATGTGTAGGCTTCTCGTTTCATCACCGTGGTATAGTTATGGCCTAGCCACTCAAAGGTGTGTTCATCGCTCTCTTTAACCTGCTGGATATATACTTTATCTTTGTCTTCATAATGAAGCTGTACATTTTGCAGCATTCCTTCACTGGCGACCACCCAGCAGAAAGAATAATTTTCATTGGAATTTTTCGCTTTGGAGTCCACGTAAGTCATCCGAACAGCAGCCGTTGCCAATAGAGAAGGACAATCGCATATGTGTTCTGCTGCTGCCTTCGTTTCCCGATATAGCTCTGCAAATTTAGCATCCACTTCTTTTCGCAATCGCTTTTGCCTTTCATCTGATGCGAATGGATTCAGGCTCTGCTTCTCTTGCGTTAGCTCTCTATTTATTTGCAGGAACGTATCATAAGTTGTCTTTAACGCATTGATGGTTTGATCCACATACACTGTGTCTAGGTCGAAATTTTGAAAATACTGATAGATATTCTCAAACTGATGTTTCCGAATTTTCCGATCCGTATCGTCTATCATGATTCGATTTATATATTTCTTAAATGAAAACATGGACTCGGCAAGCAGATCTAAAGCCGAGGTGTGCTTACGATCCTTGTTGTAAGTTTTTCCGTCTTTGAAAAATGTAAATTGTGGTTTCAACACTCCAAACCAATGCCGAATCACGTCTGGAATGACAACTTGGTCGAACAGACCCGATTTGGAAGCATCTATACATAGGGCTTGTAAATGCTTCATGATCGCAATTGGAAACTTGTATTGCAATAACCTTTCTTGAGCGTTAGCGATATTTTCTATCGTCGTATTGATATCGGTGATTTCTCCCGTTTTATCTTCAGAGCGAATAATAAAATCAATAACATTTGCCTTGTTCCATTCCTGTGAAGGAGCGGTGGATTTATCTGCATCGTTGACTTGTACCAGTGAATCAATAACATAGTCTGCCAACGATACTTTAACCTGAGCGGGAAAACGTTCCGCAAAATGCTGCTGGATATTCTCATTCAACAGGTCAAGCCGATTTTTACCGTGGTGTTCACTTTTTTGTTATTAACCTTAAAATTGTACTGCTGTAGATATTCAATCTGAGTCTCGACCAAATTTAATTCTGTAGACAGAACTAGTAATTCATCGCCGTCCCTGTCTGCGCCGCCAAGACGATCTGGCTCTGTCCCCAAAGGAAGCTGCACAATATTGTCGATATGACGAATAAACTCAGCATCCTCACCTTCATAATCCACAAATGTGGTTCGCGTGATTTCACTGAAGGACATGATCGGGTTCCTCGCAAATAGATTCTGGCCTAATATCGCACCGCCACAGTAACTCTGCTTGGCAGACAAAAACCCTGTATATTCCCAGGTGTGATGATCCGCTGCCGCAGCGTAAGACAAAAACGCTAAAATATCTTGTGTCACATACAGATACTTGGCTTCAACATAAAACTTCCCCAAGCCCATTTCATCTATTTTATGATCGATTACCTCCTTGATTGTTTGCCTAACTTTACGGTCGAATGCCAATTTTTTATTAAGGTGTAGAGCATGGATGGCATCGCTACACTGTTTACCAATTCCATTATCTGAATTTTCCCGATACACCAAGTGCAAAAATGCTTGCAAATAGCGGAGATCTTTCCAATCTAGTTCCTCTTTGCGATAGATGCTTAATGCCTGATATATGAGATCACCCTGCACATGGGATAAGCAAATGACATCTCTTGCTTGCAGATCCAGTGCCAGCAATAACTGATATGATGATTTCCGGTATTGTTCATGTACTGGCTTAGCAATATTGGAGATCCCAATCGCATCATAGCCATACTCGATCAATTTAGACTGATATGCGGATATCGAGGGAAATAACCAGGCTTTCTCCTCTGAACCGTCTGGCTTTTCTCCGACCACTTGCAGCTTCGCTTTAAAGGTAGACTCGGTGGTCAAGATATCAATTTTATCTACATCATGCCATGTTCCGAATATATCCTGAATCCGCTTCACGTTATGCTTATGGAAATATCCATGAAAATCTACACAGGGAAAGAAACCTTTGATTGCTGGCAAGCGTAATTGATAACCTGTAATCGTATAGTCTACCTCAAGGAAACACTCCATTTGCCGTCCTAACTCTTTTGAGACCAAACCCATACCATCAAACACATTTTCCATGACCGTATGATTTTTCACCTCGGCTAATTGCAAGCCCATTGACCATGGTGTGATGGGGAGTTCTTTTTTCTCATACGGCTCAGTTTGGCCGATTGTCCATACGGGAACCGAAACGCCATCTTTCTTTTCGACTTTCCATGCAGGCTTACTAAGGTACTCTAAAGACACTCGTCTGCTATTCTCTTTTTCCCAGCGACCAGTCGTTTTGTATTGCTCTCTATCGTTAGGTGCGATAGGAAGTTCAATTTTATGATCTTTGACCTTTTGACTGATTTTTTGGCGCTGCTTTTCATAGTGCTTTTCTTCTTCCATATAGGCTTGGAGCTTAGTGTACATGTCCTCTTCTTCGGGTGTACGATGATATGGAAGAATCATCTCTACGTCTTCCGTTATGGGTATTTCTTTGTCGGGGAGAATACAGATGGTTAGCTGCTTCATATCTACAGGGCAGAGATACACATCTGTCGTCATTAGGGCATTGCGCGTCAAGTTTTTTGATACGGTACACTTGGTCGGTTCGGTTCCAAGGGAAACATGTGCCTTCAATGCTTCAGCGTATTTCTCCAGTACAAATAGCTGGCGACATTCTTTGTTTTGAGCACCGGAAAGAACATTATCCAAAAATACATAGCTATGCCGAGTAATCTCTTGACCGTTTGACTTTGTATAGATGGCGGTAAAGCCCTTTTCCAGCAAACGTTTGAGTTTGCTATTATCCTCTTCGCTACGTCCACGTCCCGTTTCGATGGTCATGATTGGGAGGAGATTCTTCTTTTTTTTGATCGGCTTGCTATTATTGTTTTTTGGATTGGGAGTATTTTGATTGGTTATGTACTCTGTTGTAGCATCGAATTTCTTGTTCATTATTTTCTCGTGTAAAATGTAATACATGAAAGTTTCACTTGTTTGCTTAGCCTCTGCTTGAGTATAGACCAGTGAAAATTCGCCATTTTGCTCTCTTACATCGCCAAGTTGATATTGCCATATGTGGTACTGTCTTTTTTTGATCATACGTTATCCTCCGATAATTTTGTTTCTTGATATACGTAACAAATGTTCCTAAACATTATACCGAATATGTGTTCTTATTAAAAGAGCTTGCTTTGGAAAAATCGTTCTTAAAGAGGAAGGAAGCTCATGTTTTAAATCCAGCGTGAAGAGCATGATGAAGGGACCCAGCAATGGTTTGCTGAGTCCCTTTTATTAAATTCTATACCAGTACTAATCATATATTATTCTCTGTTCGTTTGATTAGATTACAGGACTATTTATAGTTTTATACCAGCATTAAAAAATAACTTTGATTTACCTACTATTAATCTAAATAGTAAGCAAGAAGAAACGAACATTTTAATGTATAGCACAATCCTTCAAGTAGATGAATCAATAGAACTGTTTATAAACCCTAATCATCGTTTACATCATTAATATTCTCAAACTCAGTTTTGGCTAATGGGGGAACATAAAATGGATTAAAACCCGTTTTACTTTCGTTTACTAAGTTTTCTGAATGATCAGGATTTATAGCTAAATTTTCGTATTCTTCGTTATCAAATATAAACAATTGTAATCTATCTTTTCCTATACTTTCATAGGCAGTAGTTATTATTTTCCCTATAGCTTTGCTATTGTTTTGGTCAAACGGCTTTGAAATATGGTCTATAACTAATATAGGGATTAATGGGTATATATCTTCTTTCAAGAGCATTTTGAGAAAACCTAAATATCCACATAGTTGTATAAGCGTGTGTCTCGCCATACTTCCTATATAATAATTAACTATTTTTCGTTCTTCTGTTTTATTTTCTTCAGAAATAGGCTCAACTACCATCGGTTGTAAAATATTACCCTTTTTCAAGTATTGTATTTTAAACCCGTCTCGTTCCAGGTCATCATTTACGACTGAAGAGATATCCTTAGCCGATTCATAAAGTTTTGTAATATATTGCGATAATTCTTTTATTTTTTGGCTATTATCAGAATTTTGTAATATTTTTAATTCGTCTTTTATTTCTTTAATTTTTTTTCTTTTTGTCTTAAGTTCCTCCGCAGGAGATTGAATACTTGTCGATAAACAGTCTTCAATTAGTACAATAGCCTTTGACTTTTCTTCTAATGTAAATAATTTAAACCTAGCATCATTGCTCTTAATTTTAGCTTTTAAGATTTCTCGCTGCTTTTTTAGTTCCTTTACAGTATTGTCACTTATCACGTATTTACTAAAGGAAATTGTGCTCTCAAGTTCAGTAACTAGATTTTTAAGCGGGGAAACTAAATAATCAAATGTATTGTTTTCATCAAGCAGTCCTTCTAATTTTGTCAGGAGCAGTATTCTGTTTTTATTATCCTTTTCGAATTGTCTAGAATCGGCAATGCTATTTTCATAAATTTTTATTTGTTCAGAAATATTGTTATACATCACTTCTAAATCTGCAACATTTTTTTCATTCTTCTTCTTAAAAATAACATGCATAGCCTTCATTTCATCAATTTTCTGCTTTATTTCATCTACATTCTTACCATTATACCAAATGTTCAAACCAAGTTTTTGAAGATTGCTGTTCACTCGATTATATATAAATTCATATTTTGCAAAATTATCTTCTAGAACCCTGATTTCTTCTAATAAATTATTCAACTCTTCTTTTAATTCATGTATTCTTCCAAGATTTTTATTAAATATAAAATTTAAGATAGGGGCTAGCTTAATTGAATATCTAACATCACTACATTTATCAAAAAAATCATGAATTGCACCTTGCCTTTTTTCACCAAGAAAATTAAACATTGTGAATGACCTATAAGTTAATTCTTCTTCTGTAAACCTTCTTATCTCTTTTAGCTGATTTATATCTTTCACAAATATAGCATTCAGTTTTTCTTTGTATTCTCTAAAATTAATGCCCATTGATTCCACTTCATCAGAATAATTCAAATAGTTAAGTTCAGGATTCCTTGTTCTAGATATACTGTATTCAATAGAATTGTATTCAAATATCAGAGTTGCTTTCTCTAACGAATCTGTATACCATGGCTTTTTTCTAATATCTTCAGATGATCCAAACATAAAATCTATAAAGCCATAAAATTCAGTTTTACCAGAGCTATTTTTCCCTTTGAAGTAGTTTATTCCTGACTTGAATTTGTAAGTAAACTCATTTCCATCTGTTCCATACATTATCAACCTAGTTATCTTAAACATTATTCATAACCTCTCTCAAAAATTGTTTTTCGGACAATTTCCTACTCTCCTCAATAGCTTTTTCTATAAATAAACTTTCTCCATATACAGGTTTATCTGTACTTTTTTCTGGTTCTGATAGACAATGTAATTGATTATTTTCCAGACCTATTCGCCCTTTTATATTAAGAAGGTGAATAGCCTTTATAATATATGGAATGCTATTACAATATTCAACGTAATCACCAGAAAGCACAGAAATACATTTATAAATAATATCTTGTGTATTGTTTCCATTGTATATATTATTCGGAATCAAACGATCCTTTTTAATTAAATAAGAAAACATGAGCACCTTATTAACACTTAATATTTTATGCTTTATTATTATGTTTAAAATAATATCGCAATAAATACTGACTTGAAATACTTCGGCCTCAAGCTTTAGTTTGCTCATTGTCTTGGTCCTCCCATGAAATTTGAAAATCATCATCAATTCCATCTTTAGTTAAATATATTCCAGATCCGTATCGAATTTGTTCGTTAGCTGCATGTGAATTGCCCATTTTTTTTGTTTCATCCAGCCTACTGTATGCTTCGTCACATCCCTGCCTCTGTAACCTAAATTTGGAGTCCTCAAAGTTTTCATGCGTAGTTACTTCAATATCTTCTATTTTTCCTAATTTATTTGATTCCATATAACTAAAGCGTAGGTTATTATAATATGCACAATAAGTTAAGTGTTGTTCGAGCAAACGTGTGTTCAACTTACAAGCAAGTAATTGTTTATATTCTCTAGAATTAGACAAATTCATATCATTAAAATCAATCTTATGAATTTTCTTGAAATCAGCATACAAAGGAAGAGTTATTTCCTCTGTTATTCTAGAAGAAATACCCTCCACTATTTTCATGAACTCAGTATAATTTAAAATATATGGCTTCTTATCATTGATTGTATTCATAATTTGTACAGTAACATGTTGAAGTAATTCATTAATACGCTGAGAAAATACAACTTTATTTATACCAGCTCTTCTAAAAATCAT